TCAGGCAAGCTCACCCAGCAGCACAGTCGCCCGTGCGCCCGTGAGATGTACGTTGGCATAGCTGCCCATCAGGGAAGCGTCTGCCGTGAACTCCACCGTCAGGTTGTTGTCCAGACGGCCGGAGAGGGTGCCCTCATTGCGGCCAAAGCCCTCTACCAGTACCTTCACAGTCTGACCAACCTGCGCCTTGACCAGCGCCATGGCGATCTCGTCCTGCACCTTGAGCAGGCGGGTCATGCGGTCGGTCTTTTCCTTGCGGGGGGTGGGATCCGGCATATCGGCGGCCTTGGTGCCGGTGCGCTTGGAATAGATAAAGGTGAACAGCTGCATATAGCCCACCTTCTGCACCAGTTCCAGCGTCTTTACAAAATCCTCCTCGGTCTCGCCGGGGAAGCCAACGATGATGTCACTGGAAAAGGTGATGCCGGGCACCGTTTTGCGGGCGTATTCGATGAGCTCAAGATACTGTTCCACGGTGTAGTGGCGGTTCATCTGCTGCAGCAGCCGGTCGGAGCCGCACTGCACCGGCAGATGCAGGTGCCTGCACAGCTTCGGCTGGGCGGCAATGGTGTCGATCAGCTTGTGGCTGGCATCCTTGGGGTGGCTGGTCATAAAGCGGATGTGGTAATCGCCGGGCACCGTGCACAACAGGTTGAGCAGGTCAGAAAAGTCCACCTTTTCTTCCAGACCCTTGCCGTAGCTGTTGACGTTCTGTCCCAGCAATGTGATCTCCTTATAGCCTGCCTCCACAAGACCGCGGAACTCGGCAAGGATATCGCCGGGCTTGCGGCTCTTTTCGCGGCCGCGCACATAAGGCACGATGCAGTAGGTACAGAAGTTGTCGCAGCCGTACATGATGGGCAGCCATGCGCGGAACTCGCTCTCACGCCGGATGGGGATATTCTCCACGATGACCGGGCGCTGGGCGGGCTCCATCAGCACACGCTTATGCTTCTGCAGCTTCTGGGCAATGAGCTGCGGCAGGGTGTCGATGCCGTCCACGCCAAACACAAGGTCAACGTAAGGATAGCTCTGGCGCAGCTTTTCTACCACGTGCTTCTGGTTGGCCATGCATCCGCACAGGCCGATGATGAGATCATGCTTTTTTTCCTTAAGTCCCTTCAGGGCACCTACGTTGCCGAACACACGCTGCTCGGCATGCTCACGCACGGCGCAGGTGTTGAAGAGGATCAGGTCTGCATCCTCGGGCTTATCGCACAGGCCATAGCCAATGTCCATCAGCACGCCCTTGATCCGCTCGCCGTCGTTCACGTTCTGCTGACAGCCATAGCTGTGCACAAAGGCCAGCGGCGGCGTATCATAGGCCTGTTTTACCAGCTCAGCGGCAATGTTATTATGTTCAAAACTAATGTATTCCAATCAAACCATCCTTCTCCGCCGGGCCGAAGTGCCCTGTGCGGCGAAAATCTACTTGCACTTTCTGAAAAGAGCCTTCTCTATAGTATACCCTGTTTATGCGCTCCGGGCAAGAGGTTCCGTGCAAATTTTATGGTTCAGTGGGCGTTTTCCTGCGCCTGCTTCTCGCAGCAGGCCTCGCATACGCCGATCAGCACAACAGCGCAGTCCTGCACATGGCCCTTCTGGTTTTTCACCAGCTTCATTACCTGCTTTTCGTCCACCTCGGCATCGGTCACGTTGCCGCACACGGTGCAGTACAGATGGCTGTGCCAGGGCAGCGTGTGGTCAAAGCGGTCAGCCTTGCCTGGAATGGACACCCGGCGCACCCGGCCCGCATCCACCAGACTATTCAGGTTACGGTATACGGTGCCAAGGCTCAGGCCCGGGCATTCCTTGACCGCAGCATCATAAATTTCCTCGGCGGTGGGGTGGTCGCACAGGTTCTGCACCGTCTGCATGACCAGCTCACGCTGTTTGGAATATCGCATATCGTTCTCCTTTTTCTTTGTTTTTGGGTTTTGGGTGTAAGGCGTGGCTCAGACGTTCTCTTCGCCCTTGATCTTTGCCCAGTAGGCACGGGCCGCCTGCTCATTTTTGTTATCGCCAAAGGTGTAATATTTCACGTCCTTGATGGCATCTGGCAGGTATTGCTGTTCCACCCAGTGATGGTCGTAGTCATGGGCGTATTTGTAGTTCTGTCCCTTCACCAGAGCATCCTCACCGTCGTAGTGCTTGTTCTGCAGTTGGCGCGGGATCGGCCCGGTACGGCCCGCCTGCACATCCGCAATGGCCGCGTTGATGGCATCATGGGCACTGTTGGACTTGGGACTGGTGGCCACCAGAATGACGGCATCTGCCAGCGGGAGCCGTGCTTCCGGCAGGCCCACCATGTTGGCGGCATCAATTGCCGCCTTCACAATGGGGATGATCTGTGGATAGGCAAGGCCCACATCCTCGCAGGCACATACCATCAGGCGACGGCAGGCCGAGGGCAGATCTCCTGCTTCCAGCAGACGGGCCAGATAATGCAGCGCCGCATCCGGGTCGGAGCCGCGCATGGACTTCTGGTAGGCTGACACGATGTCGTAGTGGTCATCGCCCTCCCGGTCATACCGCATGGCAGTGCGGCGGGTGACCTGCTGGATCATTTCCAGCGTAATGTGCTTTTCCCCATCCTCAATGGGAGCTGCCGTCACCGCAAAATCAAGACAGCCCAGCGCCTTGCGCAGGTCGCCGCCTGCGCTCTCGGCAAGGTAGGCACAGGCATCTTCGTCCATGCAGACCTTTGTGCTCTCCCCTTCCGAAAGCTTTTTCAGTGCATTGTGCACCCCACGCTCCACATCCGCTGCCGAAAGCGATTTGAACTCAAACACCGTACAGCGGGACAGCAGCGCATTATAAATGTAGAAGTATGGATTTTCGGTGGTGGATGCAATGAGCGTCACCGAGCCGTCCTCAATGCATTCCAGCAGGCTCTGCTGCTGTTTTTTGTTCAGGTACTGGATCTCGTCCAGATACAGCAGGATGCCTCCCGCACCTGCCAGCGTGCCGATATCCTTGAGCACTGCCTTGATGTCCCCGGTGCCGCAGGAAGTGCCATTGAGCTTATGCAGCGTCATACCGCTGTTTTCTGCAATGATGCGTGCCACCGTCGTTTTTCCGGTACCGGACGGGCCGTAGAAGATCATGTTCGGGATGCGTCCGCTCTCGATGGTACGGCGGAACACCCTGCCCGGTGCCAGCAGATGCTGCTGACCGCAGACATCTGCCAGTGTTTTGGGCCGCAGACGCTGTGCCAGTGGTTCGTTCATCGTGTTTTCCTCCTCCCGTACCGAGGCGCGATTCCCCCCAGCATTTTTCTATAGTATATCGCATTTTGGCAGTAAGAGCAAGGTTTTATCTGAAAATCATTCTCAGATAATTTTTGCCCGCAGTTTACAAAAAACGCAAAACATGGTATTATCGTATCAGCTTTTGTCGATTGGAGTGGATGAAATGCCTGTTCGCAAAAAAGCACCAGAAGACCTTACTGCAAAAAAGGCGCTGGCGCTGGAAGTGATCGACCGGTTAAAAAAAGAATACCCAGATGCCGGCTGTACATTGGATTATGACCACGCCTGGCAGCTTCTGGTCAGCGTACGTCTGGCAGCCCAGTGCACCGATGCCCGCGTGAACATTGTGGTGGAAGACCTGTTTGCCAAATATCCCAATGTTGCTGCGCTGGCTGCTGCGGAACCCGAAGACATTGAAGCCATCGTCAAGCCCTGCGGGTTGGGACACTCCAAAGCGCGGGACATCTCCGCCTGTATGCGGGTGCTGCGCGATGAATACGGTTGTCAGGTGCCCACCACCTTTGAAGAGCTGCTCGCCCTGCCCGGCGTAGGCCGCAAGAGCGCAAACCTTATCATGGGCGATGTGTTTGGCAAGCCTGCTATCGTAACAGACACCCACTGCATTCGGCTGTGCAACAAGATCGGCCTTGTGGACGGCATCAAGGAACCGCAGAAGGTGGAAATGGCCCTGTGGAAGATCGTTCCTCCCGAAGAAGGCAGCGACCTGTGCCACCGCTTTGTGATGCATGGTCGGGCAGTGTGCAATGCGCGCAAACCGGAATGCGAAAAATGTTGTTTGAAGGATATTTGCCGCTTTGCCCGGGAAACCGCCGGGCAGAGCGCAGAGCTTTAAAATTCAGGAGGTAGAATATTATGTTTGGTCTTATTTTCAGTCTGCTGATCGGCGCTCTGGCTGGTTACATCGCCGGCCGCATTATGGGCAGCGAAACTTCCACCGTGCGCAATATCGTGCTGGGCATTCTGGGCGGTTTTGTAGGCAGCATCGTGTTCGGCCTGATTGGTCTGAGCGCTACCGGCATCGTGGGTGAGATCCTCGTTTCCGTTGTGGGTGCCTGCATCTGCATCTGGATCGGCCGTAAGCTGTTCAACTGATTATTCTTGTGTGCAAGGCTGCTCTTCAAGTTTTTTCTCGGAGGGCAGTTATATTTTTGCGTCGCAGACTATTTGCACCTGTTCTGCCGCAAAATCAAATCTTGACAGCGCACAGGAAGTATGATAGAATATTTCTCGTTGCAGAACATGCAAGAAAATTTTATCTGCTACTGTGGCTCAGCTGGTAGAGCAGCTCACTCGTAATGAGCAGGTCGCCTGTTCGAATCAGGTCAGTAGCTCCAAAGAGAAATCCCCAAAAAGTGGCTTTGTGCCTAGCTTTTTGGGGATTTTCCTTTTTGTAGCCGTCCTTCGGTTTTTAGAAAAAAGCGCCTTAATTACCCTTGTTTTACCATAACTTCCCTAAATCAGTGGCGCAAATAGTGGCGCAAAATGGCACACAGCATCAGATTATTTTCGTGCTCTGTATCGCTGTGTATCCTTCCCCTGCGCCTTTAGCTTGTCGTAGGTCTGGTCTGCCTGAAGGGCTGCTGCTATACTATGATTTTGTTGGCGTTAACATTTTCGTGATGCCGCGAAAATGTCACATATAGGTTTTCTGGCTGCGCACCTGCGCTTCGATCATCGGCTTCAGGTAGCTGTCGAGGTCGCCAAAGGTCTCCTTGATGAACGTGATGGTCTCCTGCGTCAGAGCTTTCTTTGCTGCGGTCAGTGCGCGGTTGTAGGCAATGCGCTGCGCAGCCTCGTCGAACTTGTCCTGTTCCTTCAGGGCATCAACGTAGGTCTGGTTGACGTACTGGACGGCGTTGAACACCGCGTTGGCGGCATTCTGGAGACAGGTCTGCGCAAACTTGTTGTTGATGTAGCCGTTTGCAATGCTGACACCTTTGTTCAGGCCCCAGCCGAAAATGACGGTCATTGCGGGGATGCAGGCAGTGAGTGCGACTTTCAGGAATTCATTCATAAGAGCTTATCCTTTCTGCTCGGTTTCCGAGCGCTGCTTTAAAATGTCCACGGCCTTGGTGATTGCTGCCGGGATGGGCAGTCCCATCAAGCCCGCGTTTTCGATGATGGAAATGGTCTCGTTGCAGATAAAGCCGATCACAACGGCATCCCGCACAAAGGTGGAACCCATCACGGCATCCAGCCTGCAGGCCACCAGCACGATCAGCAGCGTTTCGCCCTTGCGGCACAGGCCCTTCCAGCCTGCGCGGCTTTCCAGCGTGCCGCTTTTGGTCTTGGGGCTTGCATGGAACACTCCTGCCACGATCAGCCCGGTGATGTAGTCGATGGCCATAAAGATGATGAGCGTCTGCAGCGCTGCGTCCCACCCGCCAAACAGGCTGGCAAACGCAGCGCCCAGCGCACCCACGGCCATGCAGAAATAATCTTTCACGTTCTCACACCTCCATCACCGGGATGCCGTAATCCTCTGCGCACTGGTGTTCGATACGGCAGCCGCGGGCATTCTTCCAGCCCGGTGCGAAAATTGCCACATCGGCCTTTGCAAGGAACTCGATGCTCCGGGCCAGATAGTCCAGCGGCTTTGCTGCCGGGCCGAAATCATCAAAGAAGGTTTCCAGTACATCGACCTTGCCAAACTTCTGCCGGGCAATCTCGATCACTCTGCGGCGCTCTGCATTGATTTCATCGGAAGAGCGACCACCCATCGGCTGGCTGATAAAGATAACCTTGTTCATTTTTCTGCTCCTTTCACCGCGCCCAGACCGGCACGCTTGATAATAGCAGCGTAGTCCTTGTATGCGTGGCTCATGTCAACATTAGTGCTCACGCCCGGCACGCGGGCCGTGCTGGTGTACTGCCACATGCCAAAGGGCCAGCGGGGAGCAGGCTTCTTCGTGCGGTAGGCAGCCAGCCACATGTCGTAGGGCTTCAGCGCCGTGCCGCCCATGTAGAGGAAGGTGCTACCAAACCACAGGCCGGTGTAGAGCAGAGCGTACACGCCCCAGCTTTCCACAACACTCAGCATGTAAGCTGTCAGGTTGGTCAGCGCGGCCTTGCCCAGCGGCTTCTGCACCTCGTCCTCAATGTCCACCGCCACAGGCAGCTCAAAGCTCCTGCCGGTGAGCAGCTTCTTGAAATAGGCCAGCTCCTTGTCAGCCTGCTCCCGGTTGACTGCCTTGAAATAGCCATACACGCCGCAGGGAATGCCCAGCCGCTTGCATTCGGCGTAGTTGCGGGCAAACTGCGGGTCAGTGTAGGGGGCGCTAGGTCTGCCATCTGAGCTGTTGCCCATGGCGCGAATCATCACACCGTCCACTTTGCCACTTGCCTTGACCTTTGCCCAGTCGATGACGCCCTGATGGCGGCTCACGTCCATGATGGTCTTTTCCATCGCTTACTCCTTTACTTCTCCAGCTCTGCCTTGATGGCTTCTAGATCGTCCGTGGTCAGGGACGGGTAGTCGGCGGCGATGTCTTCAAAGACTTCACCGGCGGCAATGCGGATTTTGAAAGCGCGGGTCATAATGCGAAGTTTAAGTGCGTTCAGGGTTTTCATAAAAATCAGCCTCCAATCAAATCAGCCATCATCAAAATAATATCGTCGTTTGCGGTTTCCAGCGCGTCCACGCGCTCCGGCAGCTTGTCCTTTGCTTCCTGTTTCTGGCGCTCTTTTTCCTGCGCGGCCAGCTCTTCGGCGGTGTAGCGGACGTACTTCTGGATGGGCACCTGTTCCACCCATTCCTCCTG